CCTTTTCCAATTGTGAAGCTTTGGCACCAATGATGACTGTGACGGGAGCAGCATGATAATTAACGATGTCAGCGATGTCAGTAGCAGTCTCGTTATAAGTACGGTTAATATTAATAATATCGTGACCGTCGCTAAGACCCCAAGGGCTACCACTAATACGAACATTTGGAATATGAACAATGGGAACAGTACCAAGCGGGTTAGGACGAGAGTCAATGAGCTCATCGTTGATGTACTCCTCAATCATGTCATCTGTAAGAATTTCAGTGTAAGTAAATACCTGACGTGTACCTTCTAAAGATGTACCCCAGAAACGATACTTTAATTTAAAACGGATAAGACGGTCTCGGTCATGTGGGTGGAACTCTGGAAAACAAAAAGCCGCGTTGAGTGGAAGGATGCGAACACGTCCTGGATGCTGTAGACCAGATGTATCAGTCCACGCTTCTTCGTATGCAACTTTGATAAAGCAGTCTCCAGATACAGAGCCTTGCTGTCCCATTTCCCACAGGACTGTTGCCTTATTGTTATCTACTTCCCAAACACGTTCCAAGATATCTGGAACAATAGCTTCTGTTTCTTTTGGTGAACGGAAGTTAACACCTTTACCAAAAGTAAAGTTAATAATAAAGTCTGTAAAAGCGCGATAGTAATTAAGTACTATCTGTGCGTCGCCTATTTGACGGCGATAGGAGTAATGGTGACCAAGATACATAGCCCAGTTAAGAGAATAACGATTAAGACGCGGGCCGTGGACTTCAAATTCTTCATCAGCTAACTCAACCAATCCTAATGGCGAGATGGAAATAGTTAGGTCGCTAGACGCCGCCCTATAGGACGGTGGCGAGAAATCAATGCTCAACTATCCACCTTTGTTTTCTATTCTGAGAGAAGAATACCACGCTAACAGTGTTAGCGAAAACTTTTGCCGTTAGTAGTCTTTTTAGCTACGGGCTTGGTGACCTTCTTTTTTTTCTGTTCTTCTTTTTTCTCTGCAGTTTCTTGTGCGTAGTCTCTAAAACGCGGGTCAACGTCTTTTTTAGATTTAACGTATTGACCGCCCATTTGATTGTATTTAGCGTGAATCCAGTGTCCGCGAGCAGGTGAGTTTTTAGAGAATTTTGTTCCCGCTTGAGCAGTAATCATGTTCCAAAGTTTAGGGTTGGCAGGCTCTTGCTTTGCCGTTTCTTTTACTTCTTTACCTCTGATAAATGCCATTTACAATCCTTTGAAAATGAGGAATCTACCCCCGCGACGTATTAGACGTGCAACGGGGGTAGGTAACCTAATTAGTCTTGTACTACTGCTGGGTTTGTTGCTTTTTGGTTAGCACCGTTGCGGAAAACTTCCTCAAAACGGTTGTCGCCATGGTCAGCAAATGCGCCAGTTGAAAAGTCAGAAAGACTTGCTGGTGCTTCTACCCATGCTGCGGAACCAACATGTGCGCGTTCACGCATTGTCTCTTCTGCAGTCTTTGTGTGAACAGGCTTATTGCGATTTGGGCGACCTGCTGCAGGTTCGTATCCCTGCATAGCGCCTGTTGTAAACTGCGTTGGGATATCAGTGTCTGTTGCAAGACCTTCTTCAAAACGTAGTGGGCCACGCTGGCCTGGTGTTGCAGGTGACATCTTACGGTCGTAAGTGGTTCCTGGACGCTCAGGCATCTTTGGTGATGGTGCGATTGTCATAGTTATAACTCCTTATTAAAGGGTGAGGACCTCGTATAAAAGTGTCCTACGTATTGGTCGTAAAGTCAGGCTAAAGTGGTAATTACCTTGAGAAGAATGGCGAGCTTGATACCTCTACCGATGGCATTGTTAAGTCCATAGTTAAAGATACGGCAATTGCTAGGCTGTCGGCGTAGTCATCGTGGGCATGGGCTTCATCTGGGGCATGGGCAAGGAAGTTGGGGCCAGTGAACTTTGTCTCTAAGTCTGTCATCTGTTGATAAAAGCGTTTCCAAGTACGAAGGCGTCGTGTTTTTGCGTGTGCTGGCCAACCAACCATACGGCGGTCAATTAGCGCCTTTAAATGTTTCCAACGTTTAGATTGTTCTGGCTGGCTACTTCCTATGGCATGTACTTCTGCTCGGGGTAGGAGGAGTTTGAGTCTTTGTGCAACCGCATCACCCACGCCGTTAGCGTCAACGCCAACAGCAAGTACGTCATAACTCCCCAAGAAATTAACGATTTGAAAATATTGGTCTTCCCAGTCATCGCCTTGAAGCTCCATCCAGTTTAAAATTCTATGGTCAAAATATCCAAACTCATCTGGTCTATCCCAGTCAACCCATACGACAGTTACTACCGTTGAGTCCATCTTCCGTGCGGGGTCAATACCGACGACCACAGGCGAACGATGCCACGCACGAACGAGTTCTTGGGATGTGTCTCCAAGTTCGTCCATGACTGAGGATGTAACAAACATCCCTCTCTCCAACAACCACTTGCAGTTGTAGGACATTTGGAACTCGTCAGAGTCCTCACCAATACGGAGCATCTCTTTCTTGATGAACTTTGCGTAGTTAGCGTTGTATTTGGAGACATCTCTATAATCCCACTCAAAGTGATTTTGTCGGCTGGACCTTCCAGTCTGACGACGTTTGTTTAATTGTATCGAGCGGTAGAAGTTATTTTTATGTGTAGTAGGTGTGCCAGTCTTAACCATAGTACCTGAGTAGTATGCAAGCATAGGAGAGATAGATTTAGATACTACAAAGTCATCTGCTTCTTGACACTCGTCAATAACAATAAGGTGGAAAGACTTAGATTCAATCTTTGCACGTGGGTTAGCCGTCATCATCATAAGGCTGCTGCCAGAGTTCTTTAATTTAATCTGTCTAGTAACGCCAGGGACTTTACCTAGGCTGTCGTCAATCTCAGGGTCTCCCATAATCTCCTGAGCACGTTCACTAGTAAGCCTATTAACGGTACGACCAAAGAGGGTTTCTACTTGACCTTCAACTGGAGCAAACATACCAATCCAGACACCGTCTTTAAACTGTCCTAATAAGTCTGGGTACATCTTTGCTAGACGGGGTAAAAGAACCATAAGTGTAGCTACTGTATTAGCAATAGTTTCTGACTTGCCTGACTGACGTGCTGCAAGAGCAGTGATTTCTTCACCATCGTTGATAATTACAGACTCAATGATGCGGCGAGCAAGAGGCATTTGATAAGGGTGTAACTCGTGCCCAACTAGGGCATTCATAAACTCAATGCATCTATCTATAAGCTTTTTAACAAATTCTTTAGAGAGCTCATCAAGCTCAACTTCTTCATCCTCGGGCGGGAGTTCTTCGTCCTCTAGCTCGTCATCTGGAAAGAACTCGTCTTCATCTTCTTCTAGCACAATTTTGTTCTCCATTACCGAAGTCTATTACATAAACAAAAGGCCTGGGTGTTAACCCAGACCATTTGCGTTGCCACATCACACGGGGAGAGGAAGAGAGAGGCAGGATAATTTTAGCACAAAGTGGACACGCTGCGCTAGCGCGGGGTCATTCTTGTATGCAGTTCGTTAATAACAGCGTGAAGAGCCTCAGCCCCTTGCAGGGCTTCATCTAAGTAAAACTGGTCCCTATTTTTTGAGTAACCAGATAAACACTTAGAAATCTCAATTAGTGACTGTTCTGCCCACATTTCTAACTCACCAGTAGCTATCTTAGAAACTCTTCTAGACACCTTTTCGGAAAAAGGTTTTACCCAAGGTTCTTTCTTAAAAAAATTCATCATATGCCCCGTCTTCTGGCTTCCATGCTTTTCTGCCTTTCATAGCAGAGGATAGCACCTCGTCAATGCGGTCGTCATCATCCCAGTCAATTTTTGGGTTTTTAACCCAGACCCCTAAAAAATAACCAGGGTGGGTAAAAGGAACTCTTGCAACTAGACACTTGCCTTTTCTATAAGGCATTTCAGTCTCTTGGGTAGTCCCTATTTCAATAACGGGGAGTGCTTTCTTATGCCAATACTGAAGCTTACCTACGTATAGTGGTCCAAATGTTTTCAAGGGTTATTCCATACCTCTTTGCATACTGCTAGATATCTCAGCAGCGTAGCTTAACATTTCTTTAGAAGATGGGGACATGCCACCATCAGGGCCGCCAGTGTCGTTTAAGTTTGCTGGTCCCATATCGCCCCAACCATCTAAACCGCTTGTCCTTAAATACTTGCCAGTAGACTCAGCGCGTTGAAGGTTCTGCCAGTGCACTGCGGGGCAGTTTCTATATTCCCACCAAGTGCCGTCCCTAAATACAACGTATAGCGTGTTCTTAGCAAAATCATAGGCAATTGCTTGAGCTCTAGGTCTAGAAGGATTACTGGTGTTTGCAGATTGTTGTCTAAAGCCTTTTTGCACTTCATCAGGTATGGCAACAGAAAACGTTTTATCTATAGGTGTTTGTATGCCTAGTTTTTCTGCCATTGCCTGAGCAATGTTTAACGACCTTTGTGATGGGTCAAAAGAGTTCTTGTAGTAATTACCTGTCTTCTTCGGCATCTGAACCCTCTTCACAAGTGTGGTCTTTAGTTTGGGATTCTAACACTTTTGCAAAACAATGCGAGCAGCGCAAAACACGCTCTGGTTTATAGTTGTTTTGAACAGTCGCTCCAAGAGGAGAGTCTGAGCCGTCCTCATCATATTGAGACGCGTACTCAGTAACTATACGTTCTTCTCTAAATAATTCTCTAGGGAAGGGGCCTTGCGGGTCCATAACCTTTTCGGGTACGGGGTGGACTTGTATGGCTTGGCGTCTAATTACTTTCATCCGAAGGGGCTTCTTCTTCCGCCTTGGTTTCTTCCGCTTTAGCTTCAGCCTTCTTCTTAGATGCCTTTTCTTCTTTTGGAAGTTGTTCCATTAGTGGAAAGTGACCAGCTTCAGCACGGTCTACTAACCATGTAGGCAAGCAGCTAGTGCAATAGTTAACTGGGTTAGTGCCGTAATCTTGGCAAGTGTAGTCTGCTGAGAACTCACAGTTGTCGCATTGAATCTTAGACATGTATATGTACCAACCTTACTTTGACTTCTTGGCGGACTTTTTTGCAGACTTATTAAGTTCTGCTTCAATTAATTTTGTAATTTGTGATGCGCCCTTTGCGGCAACAAGGCCGAACGCTGGGTCTTTTTTATTGACGTAGCGAAGCGCTACTGGGACAAGGGATGCCCATAGTGAGTTAGCAACTAGTAGCCACTCACCCTGACTAAATTCTAATGGGGTAGCTAAACCTTTTACTTGCATAACTACAACGATTGCTCCGATAACTTGACCAAGCAAGTTGCGGGCGTAAGATGAGAGTAACGCTTTGTTCATTTTTTGCTCCTTTGGCAATTAGTCCTACAGACAAGTGTGCCAAAGTCGGGCTGTACTGTCAGGCTAAATTACTCTGAAGTATCCTCAAGGTGCTGGGTAAATCGACCCTCTAGGCGAGCTACCGATATCCGAAGCTCTGTAAGCTCTGAGTGGATTTTATTGACGGTATCTTTCATTGAGCCGCCGCCGTTGGGCTTAAGTTCATGCACGTAGTTCTTTAAATAAGATTTTAACACCCATGATGTTGATGCAATGATTGCAGCTCCAAAAGCCGCAAATCCTGCAAGGGTGCCCGCCCACTCAGCTAGTGTCATATACTCAAATCCTAAATAATAGTTTAATTTAAATTAGAATACGCGTATATGTCATCCGTAGCACAATAAAATGTGGAAATACCAGCACTTATATTAAATAATGATATTTATCATATGTCAGCGTAAAAAAAATATATTTTTTAAGCGTGGCTTGACTTGCGCATATGTGTATTACTGTGGCACCCTAGTTCTTGAAAGGCTCCAGTAATGGAGCCTTTTGCAACTGAGAGGAGCAGAAATGTTCAATATCAGAAAAGAAACAATGGATAAAGTGGCGGTGTTTTCGATGTATGCACTGTTAATAGGAGCACTTCCTCACTCGCTAGCTAATGCGGATGAAGAAGTAACACCTGTGACAGTACAAGTAAACACTGTGGACCCACTAGAGAAGTACAAAGGAGCAAAAGAACTGTCAGATACAGACTTAGTTGACCTGCTTAGCGCGGTTGGTTTTGAGGGAAAAGCTCTCAAG